TGTTGCACCATTTACATCTAAAGCAGTTGTTGATATTTGGTTTGCTGTTCCACTAATTGAAACCACACCACTATTTGTAACTGCGTCGCCAGTAATAGTAATACCAGTTCCAGCGGTAACGTTTAGTGTGTTTCCTGTCTTAGAAAGACCATCGCCTGCAACTACTTGTCCAAGACCAGTAAACTGGGTAAATGTAAGGGCTGTAGTTCCAACTGTAATTGCGCCATCGTTAGTTAACACATAACCTTGATCAGCGTTAACAGTTCCTTCTTCTACGAATACCGCAAAGTTTGAAGTAAGTTCTGCGCCTGTATCTGCATCAGTAGAGCGATCTGGGGCACCAGATACTTTAACTACATAAATACCGTTTTGTGAACCAGTTGATTGATTCTTAACAAGAACACGATCTCCAGTTGCAAGAGTTACTCCATCAAGAGTATCTCCATTTTCTAGATCAGAAGCAAGTGTTACGTTAGCAGTTGTTGCTGCACGTACTGATGCTTTCCAGTCAATACCCTGTGCTGCTGAATCTACATAATTCTTTGTTGCTGCATCTGTTCCATCAGTTGGTGTTCCAAGACCTGTGATCTTGTTTGTACCCATTGCGATTGCGCCAGTCATTGTGCCACCAGCGGTTGCTAATCTTGTATCTACATCTGCAGTAAATGCTACTGTGCCAGTTTCATCTTTAAATGTAATTGTACGGTCAGCAGTTGGATCAGTGAAAGACAGAGTAGTTTCATGATCATTTGCTGTCGCACCCTCCACAACAATTGATCCATCTGTAATAGATAAACCAGACACTAACGGCGAGGTTAGTGTTTTGTTTGATAATGTTTGTGTTCCAGACTCAGTTACATATCCTGAAAGTGATGGAATATCTGCAGTAAATGCTACAGTACCGCTTTCATTTTTAAATGTAATTGTACGATCTTCAGTTGGATCAGTGAATTGAAGTGTAGTCTCGTGATCATTGGCGGTTGCGCCCTCTACAACAATTGATCCATCGCTTAAATATAGTCCACTTACTGTTGGTGATGTAAGTGTCTTATTTGAAAGTGTTTCAGTTCCTGCAAGAGTTGCAAAGTCTGCATCTGAAAGAGCAGTATTAAATTCTGCAAGAGTTCCTGTAACTGTGTTTGTAGTTAATGAAACTGACTTATTTGTAAGTGTATCAGTTGTGTCTTTAAGAACTACTGTTCCAGTTGCATTTGGAAGTGTAATTGTTCTATCTTCAGTTGGATCGGTTACTTGAAGGGTAGTTTCAAAGTCATTTGCAGTTGCACCTTCAAAAATAATGCTTGAGTCAAAGACTCCAACTGCTGCTGGTGCTGCCCATTCAATTCCATTTGTCGCACTAGTGTTTGCAGTGAGGACGTATCCGTTTGTACCTGCTGCAAGACGAGTTACTGCATCTGCACCTGAAGCAACTAGTAAATCACCTTTTGCATCTACTAATGCTTCTGTTAATATATCGTGACCGTTTACAGTTGCGGTTGATCCCTCAACTACAAGTCCCGCTTTTACTCTAAAGTCTTTTGTTACGGTTGCCATCTTTTATCTCCTTGGTTAAGCCTTTAATCCCATACGCATGTAGCGTAGGGTTATAGGGGTTTGTCCGCCCACTGGAACAACAGTTAGTGAAACTGTGTCTCCTGCTCTTGAAACAGAGATGGTGCCAATATTCCCATCATTATCAATTGTTGCATATTCTGTAACTGAAACATCTGTTCCGTCTACAAGAATATTCATCTCTGTGGCGTAATATTTATTTGCGCCTCCAGAAGTCTTTTTAATTGAGATTATATATCTCATTGATCTGAACTCACTTGCTGCAAAGTTATCAAATACTGTTGAATTTTCAATTCCGTTTATTGTTGATTCGTTATTTCCAAAACTGCCCAAGTCTGTTGATTGGGCTGATAAGGTATCAATTAAATCAACATAGTTTGCCTCTGTGGGTCTATCCCCAGTTTGAAATAGTGATTTGACTGCTGAGAGTGATGTTCTTGCCATATGGAAATTATATCACATTATTAAAGAATATAGTTATTGATTCCGATTATTTGAAGCCCAATTCCAGGCACCCCTGAATATGAGGACGGTATTCCAATTGTAGTAAATCTAATTCTAAATGGCAAAACCTCATTAATGGAAATACCGTTTTGAATAGGAACTATTTTTGCAATTGGATACTCTATGCTTTTAATTGTTTTTGCTTTTTGTACTGTGGTATCAATAATTATTGCTGAAGCCATTACGACTCGCTATTTGTTACATCTTCAATAATTATCATTGTTCCTCTGGCTACCGTCCAAACCCTACTCTCATCACTTAATTCAATATCAAAGATATCGCCAGTCTCTAGCATTGTTGAATCATTTGCACTTAGTGAAACTGTAAACTCTCCGTCTAAATCTGTTTCTGTTGGAGAAGGTGCTAATTCTACAATTAACTCTGCATCATCTGTAAACTCTCCAGGCTTAGTGTTTGGTCTTTTAATTTCCATTGCAATTGTCCAGTCTTCAATTACTAATGGATCTTTGTTGTCATCTGTTACGTATACTCTAAATGCTGCGGTGTCTCCTCTAACTACCGTCCAAGTTACGGTAGGTGGTGTTAAGCCAACAGAATAAGAACTTTGTTGTTGTGATCTAAGTATTGCCATTATGATAAACCTGCTTTCAGTGATCCCCATGTGCCGTTGCCTTTTGGCTGACCAACAACTAATATTCCAGTTGTTGCGTTAGACTTTCCTACTATTGCTACCGCACCAGAACCAGTTGCTGGTTGTGTTGCTGTTAATCCCCCACCATCTGCAACATAAAGAACATTTCCAGCGGTAAAAGAAGTTGTATTTGCATCAAGAATTACTCCAGAGATAGTAACAACACCATCTGAGTTATTTCCAATTGCAGAACTGGTTAATCCTAATACTGGGAATGTAGCAATATTATCAGAGTCACATTTTTCAATTGTTGTTTTTGTATTAAACCCAGTCACATAAACTGGTGTTGCTTTTGCAATTGTTGCACCACTTATATTTCTAACCTCTATTGTATGATTTACAAGAATAGGTAAAATAAGTTCAATTTGCTCTGCTAAATCCTGTAAATCTCCATGGATGTCTACTGGATCGCTAGAGAGCGGATAAGGAAGATCATAATTTGCGGTTGCACCTGTTGCCATAATCTTATTATTATACCACTTGATGATAGTATATTTTTAATAAAATATGCGACGGTATTGATAAACTTGACTCAATTCATCAAATCATGTTATAATTAATACACTACCGAAAGGTAGTTTTTGTTTCTAAGGAGGTAACACTAATGAGAAACATTGAAAAGAAGGTTTGGTTGGGGTTACTATCTATCGTTGGTTTGGTTGCGCCTTTTAGCAATTCTGCTAATGCTTTAGATAATAATTTATTGACTAAACCCTCCGTTGAAGCCGTTCCAGCCCCTACAGGGGCTTTTCTGGTTTCTAAGGAGAGTATATTAAAAAAATATGAAAATGCTCATAAATTAACTGATAGCCAGTTAGTTGACCTATTGAAGGCTATAGGGTTTAAAGGTGATAAATTAAGAACAGCATGTGCAATTGCAAAGGCTGAATCTAATGGAAGACCTTTTGCTTTTAATGGCAACTCAGAAACTGGAGATAGTTCTTATGGAGTATTTCAAATAAACATGATAGGAAAACTGGGTCCTGATCGTAGAGAAAAATTCGATCTTGACTCTAACGTTGAATTATTTAACCCAGTTACTAATTCACAAATAACATTTCACATGACTAAGGGTGGTAAAGATTGGTCAGCATGGAGTTCTGTGAACGGACCACGGTACCAAGAATGGTACAGCAAGTATCCTTGTAAGTCCTAAAAATTATAAACAATACCCCCTTGGTAATCCTTGGGGGTATTTTTATTTATAAGACTAGAACGTCTGCTTCTTCAGCAGTTAAAGGTTGACCAGCAATAAGTTTTGCTTTTGCTGATGCCTTAAGGGCTGCTTTGGCTTCTGCCGCTGCTTCACGCTCTGCTTGCTCTGCTGCAAATGCTGCTGCATCTGCTTCACGTTGTGCAACTTCTTCATCAGTTAGTTCAATTTCTTCTTGAACTCCTGTTTCGCAGTTGATTATTAGTTTAGTTGGGTTTGGCATTTGTTTCTCCTTAGTTAGTTTTTCTTGATTCCGTATAGGTAAGCGGTTGAGTGTTGCATAAAATTAGCGGATGCACTTTGTACTGTCATTTTAATAGATGTTATTGCACTGGTACTTGACCATAATCCAGCATCAAAAACTACAATAGCAGTACTAGAATTGTTTTCCATTACTGTATCCACCGATACGGATTTGTAATTACTTGAAGCGTAGTTTGGAATATACAATTCAGTATTGCTAAAAGTTGAAGCGGTTGCCCCATCTCCATCTATGTAGATATATTTAATTGCGGTGCTAGAATCTGAACCGCTGGCAACGCTACCGCTACCAATACCATATAAATATCTAACTGAATAATTGCTGCCTGTATCGTTATTAAATTGAACGCCTATCCATTCCCAGTTGCCAGCACTAGAGGCTCTAGCAGACAATTTAACGCATAAATCTGTATATGTAGCAGGTATAGAAGTAAACTCTATGTTAGCCGCACCACCACTACCAACAGTTGAACTCGCTATCAAAGTATATGTATTTGCCATTATGCCTTCCTAAGCGCTTGCTATTCCGTAGAGGGTTGCTACTGTTCCAGTTGAAAAAGTATCTGTTCTTGCAGAACCAATTCCAAGTCTTAAAGAATTAATAGCAGCAGTTGAACGCCACATTGAAATTGTTGAATCAACACCACCAGCAGCATTATTTGAACGAGCAAGACAAGTTTTATATGTTGTTGTATTTGCATAATTATTAAAATTAGCAATTAAAAGATGGTTATTATTAGTACCTACAGTACCATAATAATCCACTAATAATCCAAAAGCAATATTACTACCATTAGCACTTCCAGTACTTGAGCCATTTCCCCAAATATTAGTCCAAGAATAATTACTACCTGTGTCATTATTTACTATAATATAAATATCACCGCCATCGGGTGAGGCTTTAGCGGTTACAACCAAAACTAAATCAGTATAAGTTGCTGGTATAGAACTAAATGTAATTTCAGTTGGATTTGTTGTAGGTGAAGTTGTTGCTATTGGTTCATAAGTTGTACCTGCTGCCACTATACACCTAACTTTCTGTAATTGGTTGTCATTGATTAACCCTTAATTCCGTATAGTGCAAAGTGTGAATTAGCATTAGTAGTGCCACCGCCACCAACACTGAATTCTATAGTATTTATTGCACTAGTACTTCTCCAAAGAAATGATTGAAACCAAACAAAACTACCAGAATTACCACCACTATTTATACTTGAGCCGCTTAATGAACGCATTGTTTTGAATTTAGTAGTATTTGTATAGTCTAATATATCTACAATTGATGGTGCAAACATATTAGCACCAGCATTACTAGCAGTAGCCCACAATAACCCTGCTGTTTCGTTAGGACCACCATCTGCGTTAGCGGTTGCACCATTACCAAAAAGTCTATGATAAGTGTAATTTGAACCGCTATCTATTGAGCCATTACCAACTCTTAAATTGTAATTAAGTCCTGAATAGCCACTAACAACTGACCTAACATTAGTTCTTAATTGAAGATGTTTAAAGCCTTGAGGTATATTTGAAAAAGTTATTGTACCAGAAGTATTACTAGTAATAGTTGCTATGGATTCGTAAGATCCACTAGGAGCAAGTGTAGTAATAGAATTGCTGGCTGATGAGGCTGCTGAGGTTCCATTTGCATTACCCGCTGTTACTGTAAATGTATAGGATGTGCTAGCAGTTAAACCTGTTACTGTAATTGGTGATGATCCAGTACCCGTAATTGAACTGGGATTAGATGTTGCTGTAAAAGTAGTACCTGTTGCTCCCAATACCGCTGCGGTATACTCAACAGTTGCGGCAACATCTGATGTAGCAGTTGCTGTGCCAATTGTCGGAGCATTAGGAATAGCGGCAGATGAAAAACCAGTACTCATTTTTGTAGCATTGACAAGGCTATTACTTGACGTTCTTTTAATTGCCAATTGTACTGCCTTTCAATAGGTATATCTTGTATTATACCATTTTTTAATGCAAAACCTTACTCTACTGTAAACTCAACCCAACTTAAATCATCTTCTGACCAAGTATAGAATTTACCTTCTTCTACAGGCATTGGAGTTGGTGCTTGCCAATCAAAGTTAGCATCTAATGTCCAAGATGCAAAAGGTTTCGGGGAGATAAAAACATCTTCCTCTGCATTATAAGTATAACCAATACCTGCGTATTGTTTTCTTATGTTGTTATTATAACTAGTACGTTTACAGGTTTGGTTTCTGAAGTTACCGTACCATGTTTC